TGGCGGCGAAACTCAGGGCCCTTGAGGTAGGCCTTGAGCTTGCGCAGACGGGTTTCCTTGGAGCCCCAATAAGCCGTCGTTTCGTAGTCGTCGCCACGGTTGCGGGTCTGGCCGTTACTGACCCCGCGAAGCGCCTGGATCAGTTGGAGCGCGGTGCGCTGATCGGGCAGGCGAGCGGAATAGGTGCAGTCGATCCCGTAGACCTCGGCGGCCTGCCAGTCCAGCAAAGCCCAGAGCTTCGGGTAGGAGCCAGCAAGCCACTTAAGCATGACCTCCCCGCCCTTGCGGATCGAGGTAGGCCCGAACACGTTGTGCCCCTGAAGCAGCTTCGCCGGGCTGGCTTTCAGCTCGACGCCGGGCTGTATGCGCTTGCCGAGCGACTGGTGAAAGACCTTAAACGCCAACGGCGTGAAGCCGGTGGAGAGAGATTCCCAAGCGTGGCTTATGTCCTCGACCTGATAACCACCCTTCCCGTCCGACAGGACGCTGGTAGCACGGAGCGGAACGCCCAGGGCTTCCAGATCGACCATAAGCAGTTCGTTGCCGCGCTTACCGGTGCTGGTAGCGATGGCATCGGCCCTGAATGGTACGAAAAGGTGGATTTTGTCGAGCATGAGTGCGTGCACACAAATAACATTTGCGGCGATTGTTAACCGGGGAACCCGCACACGTCAACGCATATCACATGCACACATGTAAGATTGTGGAGATGCCTACGTGAGTAATAGCAATATGCCTACAAATCTACGACTGACAGCCGATGAGCAGGACGCTCTGAGGAAAAAGGCTATAGAAATCAATAAGTTGCTGGTTAAGCAAGGTATGCAGCCTTTGCGCGACAGCGAACTGGCACACAAAATACTAGAGAAATCAATTAGTTACGCTGAGGTAACAGCATCAGGCGAAATCGTTCTGATGATTGAATGACAGGAATCCGGCGGAGGGGGGACACCCTCAAAAGTCTAACCGTTAGACAAGAGTCCACCATTAGAGATGGTGGACCCGGCTGCGCCGGTAAAGCCAAAAAGCAAAGTCAAAAGCGCCTCCGGCGGCCCTTCGGGAACTCTCGGCGAGGCCAGGGACGCGGGGGGAAAAGCACCCCCCTCATCCCAGGCAAAGAGTGATTGGTCAGAGGTAGGTCAAGGGTCGGCGCAAGCGCCTCAAATCCTCACCCGTTCGTTTTTTTCGCGGTGAAGCGTGCGAAAAAAGCCGCTGCGGCTTCCGGTTTGTCCCTTGACTGATGACAAATAGGCGGGGGGATCAGAGTTCGAGAAAAGCGCGACAGGCGGCCTGCAAGGCGTCCAGGCGGGCATCGAACTGGGCTTCCTCGGCATCGAGGTCGGAGACGCGCTTGCGGAGCTGCCGGATCTCGGCGACCAGTCGCGGATAGTCGTCGAGGATCCACGTGATGGCATCGGAGCCCTTGCGGCCCGGGGCATACAGCTCGGCGGTTTTGATAAGGCGGGATTCGAGGTCGATAGCGCAGCGCATAATCGGCCCTATGTTAACCGGCGCCCGGAGCCTGAGGCATTGTCCGAACACCGCTCAACATAAGGCCATCCATTATGCGAAGCGCCTAGGACGACATGACAGGCTCGCCGCTGCCATCTGTAAGCTCCCAACAGACGCAAAATGCTTCGATCGATTGAAGTCGGACAGAGGCATCAAACTGTGATTCGACTTCCTCCTCGTACTCATGCCCAGGGTTATCTAACAGCTCATAGCTAAGGATCATTTCGTAATCTCCATTATGCGAAGCGCCCCATCAGAACGGGAGTTGCTGCCGCAGCAGATCAAGCCAATGCAGATCGGCGACGACCATGCCGAGCACAAAGCTGACGATCGCAACGATCAGATACCTAGAAAGACGCCCCCGGCGTTGCGGCTTTGGCAAACGGATTGTCGCCGATGAGCGACTGTTGCGACTCTCCTGGAACCATTCCCTGTCTTGAAGACCCACGGCTAGAACCTCCTACGTTGATGGATCGCGGCAGCATGTTCGATGCCACGGACAGGCATTGTGCATGAGCCATCGCGTAGAGTGAACCGGAAGCATCGAAACACTGGCAACGGGTCGCGTTGTAGATGCAGCCAGCAACAGGCTTGGCCGTCTCGGTTTCTGACCAGTCATAGAGCGTTGTCGTAGCTGGCAGCGCTTTCTTCTGGCCCGTGGTGGCCGCTGCGCGTACACCACCGGGCTCAGAAGGCGCTGCCGTTGCAGAGGAAACAGGTTGATGGATGTCAGCACCTGAGCCAGTCAGAAGACTGTTCTGATTGGTTGATGCATTCCAAACGACGAGGCCGGCTACAGCGACAATGAATATCAAGAGTGCCGCCAGCTTCTTGGGCATCTTGAACTTGTGAGTATGGATGGTAGCCGACTGGTAATACTTGAAATGCTCCCTGGGAAACTTCCAGGGGACGCTATCTGCTCTGCCCTGCTCGCCACGATCGTTGGGAGAATCGACGGTGTGTTGCCATGTGTACTTGGTGACGATCTTGGCGCCGAAGGCGCGATACAAATGGATGTGCTCGCCGGCCAGCTTGCGGATGTGGTGATGGAGGAAACTCGGCGATTGGCTCACGAACACAAGGTCATGGCCAGTATGCCGATGGACTTCCATCTGGCGCAGACGCTCGTCCTTGACCTCGCCTCGGTGGGCAGTGGAAGGATACAAGTGTGGCTGCTGCGCCTCGTCGTATACGACGAGCGAACCCTCGGGAGTGTCTCGCCAGTCATCAGGGGCCGGGTGGCACTGGGGGATTTTGAGCCCAGCAATGTTGGAATAGACGGGTCTGCCCTCCTGGACTGCCTTGAGGATCAAACCGATGCAGTAGAGAGTTTTGCCGCTGCCTGGAACAGCCGTGATGAGCGTGATCATGTGCGAGACCCGAAGAAAGTTTGAATAGCTTGGATAGAGGCGCGAGTGAGGAAAGCGCTACAGACGATAGAAAGTGCCTCCGGAATTCCAGCGATGCTAAGCACTTGAGTTACTTGCCCCGGAAGACCGCCAAACGCGAGTTGCACCTGCTGTACAAGTCTCTCAACGAGCGAGAGCAGTCCGTAATAGGTAAAAACGCCAATGCCAAGCGCAACAAATATCTTAGCGATGACGCTGGAAATTATGTAAACGCCTATGGTTACAAGTATGGCAGGCATTATTCCGACCTCGCTACGCCGAGACTGATATAGATGGCTGCAATTAGGGCAGCAATGATAACAAGCGGCTTAATCATTCCCGCCCAAGTGCAAGCAGGTTGCCAGCTAAATTCGAAAGAGCCGAGATTAGTCTCAATCATTGTAGGAGCTGGACAAGTTGCATTGCCCGAAATAGTTATGGATTCTGAAAAGTCCTGATCATCAATAAGATCAGAAAAATCGGGAGCCTCTTCGGTAAAAGGCTGTTTAACCCAATCAATAAATGCGCAAACAGTCGGCATAAATGCGCAGTCAGTTGGGACTTCAGTGGCAGGCGTTGTAACTACCGTGCTGTTATTAGTATTGGTTTGAGTATTAGTAACGGTGCTGCTTTGGAGCTGGCCATTTGTGTATGTATTGGTGGTGGTAGAGGTGGACGGGGTTATTGACAGTGGATTGGTTCCGTAGTCAAAGCGAATAGACGGAATAGATTCTACAACCGTGGTATTGCCGGTGGAGTCGGTTGTCGTAGTTCTGGTGGATGGAAGCTCGACACTAGACGGACCAGTGAAGTCTTCGGCATCGGGACCATCAAAGGTGCCAGGAATAGAGCCAAGAGAATCGCCAAAACCAGAATTCCACATATCCTCAGGCATATTCGGTGCTTGAGACGCCATCGTTTCGAACTGGGAGTCAGTCAGAGGCACAACCTTGGGGCCGGCGTCACAGCGGTAATTAGTATGGCCGTAAGGACACTGGAGCGTTTGAGGGATCAGCGTCCACATAACCTGGCCTGATGAGTTTCGACAGTAGTAACTACCATTAGTGTTGGCAGTGACAGTGTAACTGCCGGAATATGATTTACATGCTTGTTCAGCAGTGCCGTAGCGGCCGTTTGAAGCGCCTAACCAGTAAGTGGTGGTGGTATTGGTAGGGTTAGTGACATACGAGTCGGTTGCAGGGTCGTATGATCCGCCAGGAATCTGGTCTATAAGCCACATAGCCCCGGCTGTAGCGGCGATCTTGCCAGGGTGAAGCTTGAGGGCACTCTTAACAGATGCGACAACCCGGGACCAGTTAAATCCCTGTTTAAGATTTACAGGAAGATTAACTTTAGCAGTGGTGGACGGAGTTGGTTTTACGTCGATTATTTCGCCCCAATGGCGATTAATATCGAGGGTTTGTGAACCCTTCTTGAAAACATCAGTGGTAGAAGCAGGTCTGACAACAGGGGCCGCAGTTACTTGGACGCTGTATAGAACAGCAGCCAGAACGACGAGACCATAACGAAAACAACTAGCCATCCTGAATACTCCCAGCTTGTAACTTCCATTCGGAACTCCAATAAAAAAGGGGGCCGCTAAGCCCCCTAGTTGCCGAGGCTCGAATTAACGAGCGGAACGGCGGAAGTAGGCGAAAGCCACCACTACGAGCACAACAACGAACATTGCACCGCCGATGGTTTGAACATCGCCCTTGAGTGCAGTGATCGCGGTCAGTACGTCAGCGGGAATCATCGAGCCATCCATTTTTCAGTTCCTTTCATGAGATAGAAGAAAGCGTGTTAACAAACCACATCCCCAGGCAGCGCCGTAACACGCAACAACGGCCCATCCGAGTTTCAGCCCATCAGTAACACTAAGGGGCGGAATTATTGACGACTGCACAACCCATGTTTGGCAAACGCCATTGACAAGTTCAGTGCAGACGTATGTGTCCATTAGTTACCGCCAGCCACAGCAGCAGGGCGCGGTTGTACGCGCTGAACTGGTACAGGCAGGCCGTCATCAGAGAGCCAGAGATCCATGCCAAAAGCGGTGCCGGTTTTGGACTTCCACGCTTTGGCATATACCGGGACGGCTACTTGCTGCCCGATGTACTTCTTGTAGGCATTTTCAATGCCGGAATCGAGTTGACGCTTGGAGACTTTCAGGCCGACCGACTGTTCGGTTTCTTGGCCGAACTGGTCTTTTCCAGGTGCAGTAAGCACCAAGTAATGTTCGATGATGCCATTCATCTTTTCTTTCGACGCGATGCCCTTGCACAGGCCCATTTGTACCAACATAACTATTACCTCGGTTAAGAACGGGCCCAGCGCCCGAGAAAGTGAATTGCCAACAGTCCGCACATAGTGACGACCAGGACGTTGATAGTTGGGACGATCATGAAAACAGCCCGGTACGCTTATGCGCTTGAAACCAACCACGCTCATATTCGTTGTAGTCGTAGCTGCAAAGCAGGTACGGGTTGCAATAAATACGGCGCGGGCGGTAGTCACGAAAGCCGCGCAGATATGCCCAGGACAACATCATGCAGCCTCCACCGATGGCTCAACGTACCAACCAGGACGTTGAGCGCTAAAGTCAACTTGCAGAAAGCGCAGGATCGGAATGACGTTGTTTTTCTGGTCATCCATCTTCAGCTTCTGGAGTGCAGCCTTAGAAAGTCCGCATTCGCAAATATCACGAACATGGTTGTAGAAACTGGCACGGTTCATAGATGCCATGGTTTCTTCCCAGCCGTACTCTTTCAGGCTGCGATATGTGCGAAACAAATTGAGCGCATAGGCCTCGGACAATTTCCCGGACTTCGTTTCTTTGGTCCACCGGGCTTTAAGTGCGGCCAGCACTTTTTCATCATTAATTACTCGCATGGAGATACCTTCAAAGGCCGCAAACAGTTCTTTAGTTACGTGTTCCCAACACCACTGAATAAAACAGGTGCCCTGCTCTAATAGCCGTTCCTGGTAGTCACACAGGGCCCACAAATTCGTTGGGATGTTTCTGCGCTCAAGCCAGCGATGCATCACGGTGGCTTCGAGACGAAGGAGGTTTTCCGCCCACTCCTGGAGCGCCGGGTTCTGGAGCACCGCCAACAGCCGGTGAGCCGCGAACGCCTGGGACGGAACGAAGTTGGCGCCGCCGTAGGCACGAGCGGCCTTGATGGCTTCATCGAGC